CATGAGATAAGAGAATCAATAGAACAACCTACAATAACATGTGATTCTAATGGCTTGGCTATTATTCAAAAAGTCATTAATTTGAAACCTAATATGTCTCATAAAATGCTTCAATGCGATGTCTTCCTAGATAACCCGTTTATTTCAGCACCATCAGCATTTTATGAGTTATTAGTCACTCCTACACCAGTTATCTATACTGATATGCCAATAGGCGGATTGCCTTCAAGAGCGCCCTCAGCAGCCGTTGAAAATGTATTATTTAAGATGACATGGGCTTCGGACCAGTCTTACTTAGAGGAATTTCCTAATAGGTTTATTGCAGCACGACCAACCTTTACATGGTATATGCCAAAGTTGTACGTTACATTATTAGTTCATAGTTCGGCCGATGCTGTTGTGTCTAACTTTGCAGCGAGTGTATATTGTGCTGTTGAAAGTAGAAAAGCGTCTTTGGTCACATATGGTATGGGTGTTATCCGTGAAAATCATATTGCACAAGTAGCCGCAGTTATGTCAAATGGGCGATCCATAGCACCAGCGCGTAATGTAGGTCAATCTTTTCCTATGTGGAAATACGGCGGTGTTAGACCGGAGTACATGATGAAGAGTGATGCTTTCGCCGACTTCTTTGTTTCACCTTCTGGAGATGCTTCAAAAACAGCGCCTACCGACCAATTGAGAATATTCGCTCGATTAGCGCGGGAGATGGTGCCAAATTTGGAAGCGTTTGGTACTGGTGGAAATGTCAAAGGAGATGTTCCAGACTGGGTTTCATTTATGTTACCTGAAGGAATTGAATCAGGACCTGTTAGAGATCAATGGCCTCCAATTAAACACGCTGATAATGGCAACGTACTAACACTGTGATACTATGAAAGCGATTGATAAAATTCAAAATGAAAAGATTGCTTGGTGTGAAAAATTACTTTACGCACTGGTCATTCTTCAGTTTCCACAGATTGCGACGCTGCTCTAACAAACTTGTAAGCATTAGATTCTTTATCTAATCTCATTGTTAATTCAGCAAACAAAGTTTTAAGCGGAATATGTTCTAGATCATCAATTCCTCTTTCCTGTGATTCTAATTTTGCTTTTATTGCTCCTTGGACCCACTTTGAGCGCGATTGTTTGAAAGATAATTGATTATCAACGCTCTGTATTAAAGCATAAGGCACAGAAAGACTCATCGGGATATGTTTTTCTTTAACTCTTCTTCTTCCCATTGATCACCACTCCTTACATTCGTCGCATATCCAAACCTGCGGATATTTATGACCGTATGATTCCCAGATGTGAAGAGGTTTGATGTAGCCGATCCATGAACACATTGAACATTTAACTTGAATCATTTCTTTTCACCTTTGACTTGGTCAATGATCATAGTTTGTTGTTTACAACACATGAGACCTTCATTTAAATGCCATATTAATTGTGCCGTAGGCATGAATCCAAACATTTTATTTTTATCTCCGCATTTCATACATTGTACTGTTGTATATCCGTAACTCATTGTTGAAGCCTCAAAGTTTTAGGATTTAATTTTAAAATAGTGTGGGCTTCAACTGACCAAGAACAATTACAATGGTCAGACCACGGACAGGTAAGTCTTATTTTTTCATCATCGCCAAATTCCCCATAAGACAAATACTCTTCTGTAAATTTTAATTCATCAAGAGCGCCATCTTCATTCATGTGTTTTTGTTCTATGTGGACTCGTAGTGCATGAAGTAAAGGTTCATACCAAATTGTATTCATTCTTGACACCTCTTGATTGATACTGGGATTTTTACAGGATTTGATTTGTATCCGCAGGTATCACATTTTTTTTGTACATATCCTTCAGGATAGATCGTTCGCATTTTTCTTCTTCCACAATTGAAACACTTCATATTCTACCCGACGACGGCTGAATATATAATATATTTCATTATTAATTTTATTTAGAGTTAATATTGATACAGATTCATGGTACTTCGTCCCATTTCACCCGTATTCCATCACAGATGTTCAAGACTATGATTAGTTATATTATTTATAGACTCTTAGGGATACCCCTTACTTATGGCGAAGAAAAATTCCGACCTAATTTTAAGAGACAGACTTCAATTTACACTTGATTCTTCTGGAAACCTAGCGACTGTATATGGAAGAATAGATTTATCTGATTATACTTCAGTAGTAAATAACGAAGGACTCGCAATAAAAGAGACCAGAGTAATGCTACGAAACCCTAATACTATCACTGGTAATGTCAATCTAAACTTAATTGGCTCTCTTGGTGCTGCTGGAAACAACCAAGCAACAATTCAGATGTTTGGTTCTACAACAGCGTATGAGGCTGGTGCTGATGTCGGCATAGGCTCTCCTAATGTATTCTTTAACGCGATCCGTGAAAGTTCCGTTAGTGAAAGTGGAACAGGCGACATATTATCTCAAGATAACAGATACACACAATATGGAACACCTGATCTACATCCTGATGGCTATGTAGTCGTAAGTGATATATTGTTAGGAATTACTGCATCTAACGTTAAACAATATGCTAGTACTACTCTTGAACTTGATATTATGCTTATTGCGGAGCCAGTTAAGGTCACAAAGGACGAACTTAAGGAAATGTTGGCCCAAGCAACCGACCTGTGAAGGGGTTGGTTAAATGGGAAGAAGTAAAACAGAAGCGGCCGAATCTAAAGTTAAGACGGCCTCAGCATTAGCGGGATTAGGTGGAGCGATTGGTTCTGTCTTTGGTCCTGCTGGTGGCGCGATTGGTGCGGGTATTGGTGGAGTAACTGGTCTTATTATTGGAGATGATACCACGGTATTCCCCATTGATATGGTAGCCATTCCTGCTTATCAAGCGTATTTAATTAATGGTAATGCTGCTATTACTGTTTACATTAAAGCAGGTGAAACCTTGGTGCCTACTGGGGGTAATGTGCTTGATATGTCCGAAAACATGGATATCGAGGCTGCTGCTGAGATGTCAGAGGCTCCTAAGAAAAGAAAGAGATCTAAATGGAATATTTACACATCCAAGAAAAAGAACCAAATCCGCTTTAAGTCGGGAAAAAATAAAGGTTTATTGAATCTTAAAGCGATGGGTAAAGCATACCGTAAAATGACAAAAGGGGGTAAAAAATAATGCCAATTCATGAGATAAGAGAATCAATAGAACAACCTACAATAACATGTGATTCTAATGGCTTGGCTATTATTCAAAAAGTCATTAATTTGAAACCTAATATGTCTCATAAAATGCTTCAATGCGATGTC